GAACACTATACGATGGATTGGAGAATCACATCAATCACTGAAAGTAAAATCGATGAGGTGATTGATTAATCCTTTATACAATTAATTTTTAAGATGGAAATAACATTAGTTATTTCCATTTTTTTTTACCCTATGGTGATAAAAAATGAATTTTTTTAATTTACCTACTATTTATATTGTAAAACAAACTATAGATGAACAAAAAATCAGTTGTTGAAGATACTTTATTCCAAATTAAGAATTTGGAAGAAGCTCTTAAAGAAAATGCAAAAGGAATACTTTCTTCTACTATGAAGAATGAAATCAGCTCATTAGTAAAAGAATCTCTTAGAGAACAAGAAGAGATTGATGTTGAAGACGAAGAAGAGGTTGTTGAACCTGAAGGTCAAGAAGATGATGTCGAGGATTTTGAAATGGGTGATGAACCTATGGATACTGAAGATGACATGGAAGATGACGAAATGGAAGACATTGACATGGGAATGGAAGATGATGACGCAATTGACATGACTGGTGCAGACATGGCAGACGTTATCAAAGTTTTCAAATCTATGGATGACGAAGATGGAGTTATCGTAAAGAAAGATGCGAACAATAACATTACATTATCAGATACTGAAACGGGAGCTGATTACTTTATCCAACTTTCTGAACAATACAAAGATGAAGAACTTGATGAAGAAGATAATTCTTTATTGGATGAAACTTTGTATGAGTTTGAAATGGATGATTATGAAGACGAAGACGAAGACGAAGACGAAGATGAATTTGGATTTGAAGACGAAGATGAGTTTGAAGACGAAGATGAAGATGAATTTGGATTTGAAGACGAAGATGAGTTTGAAGAAATCAAACCAAGACGTATGAGCCGTAGACATCATGAAATGGACGAAACTCCAATGTATGAAACTCAAGTAGATGAAGTTCTTTATGAAATTACTTTAGACGAAGATGCTGACGCTGAAGGTTATCCGGAAATGGACGAAGATGCTGATGCTGAAGGTTACCCGGAAATGGACGAAGAAGAATTGAACAATGTAATGGAATCTAAATTTAAAGCTAAAGGAGTTGGAATGGGTTCACCTAAATTCAAGTACGGACAAGTTATGGATTATAAAACTACCAAACAAAAAGAAGGTAAAAAAATGATCAATACAGGAAGTGCTAAAAAATTCTCATATAAAGATGGGGAAAATTTAGATGGTGAATACAGACCAATTAAAAAGAGAGAAACTAAAGAAGCTTCACGTACATTAGGTGCGGGTAGAAAATTTGGAAGAAAAGGTTTACCAAAACCAAAAGCGGCTCCTCAACATATTAGTGAATCAGAAGTTGAATTACTAAAATCAAAAAATGAAGAGTACAGAAAGGCTTTGAATCTTTTCAGAACTAAATTAAATGAAGTAGCGATTTTCAACTCTAACTTAGCTTACGCAACTAGATTGTTTACCGAACATTCAACAACAAAACAAGAGAAAATTAATATTCTTAGAAGATTCGACAATGTTGAAACTCTTAAAGAATCTAAAAATCTCTATAGAACATTAAAAGATGAGTTCTCATCTGAAACAACTAAGGAATCTCCAATTAATGAGTCATTCGAAAAAGTGGTATCTAAAACTCCTGTATCAGGATCAGCCGTTAATTTGATTGAATCTAAAACTTATGAGAATCCTCAGTTCTTGAGAATGAAAGATTTAATGGGAAAAATAAAATAAAAAATAAATAAACTAAAAATAAAAAACCAAAAAAATGGGAGCATTATTAGAATCAGGTCTTGTTGGTAATATCGGGTTAAAACACCTTAAAGTTATCAAAGAAGATACAATTAACAAATGGGATAAATTAGGATTCCTTGAAGGTCTTAAAGGCCACCTAAAAGAAAACGTAGCGCAGTTATATGAAAACCAAGCTTCTTTCTTGATTAACGAAGCAACTTCTGAAGGTTCTAACGGAGCATTCGAAACTGTTGTTTTCCCTATCGTAAGAAGAGTTTTCTCTAAATTGTTAGCTAACGATATCGTTTCTGTACAAGCTATGAACTTACCTATCGGTAAATTGTTCTACTTCGTACCTAAAATCCAAGGTTATGACGGTGGTAATGCAAATGGTGGAGAACACTACAAACCAATCGGAGCACCTGATGGACCAACAAACACTAACGACGGTTACACTGATGCAACAGGTGGTTACTCTAAAAACCTTTACGATTTATTCTATGAAGGTGGAGAAGCGGCATTAGATCCTCCAGGATTGTTTGATTACTCTAAAGGTCAATGGACTGCAGTTACTGCTGACACAACGGCACAAGTATGGAACGGTAGTATTTTAGATGACGCTGGTGATGACAACGCATTGTACACTGCAACTTCAGGTACAAGAAAAGTTATTATTAAAATGTGTGATTTTAACAGAGCTGGTCAAGGTAAATTAATCGGACCTGATGGTAACGAGATGGATACTGAGACTTTCTTATCAGATCTTAAAATCATCAAAAATTCAGGTTTAGTTGTAGCTGAAGGTTCTCCATGTGAAGTAGGTAATGGTCCATTATTGTTTAGAGTTGTTACACAAATCTACGGTAAAGGAATCGTTAAATACGGTAACCAAGCTTCTACAACTTTCGCTTCAACAGGAAATGGTGGTTCTTACTACGATATCTGTGATGAAGAAGGATGTATCTATTTAGAAGTTGATTTATCTTGTCCTGTATGTGCTACTTGTGGTACTACATTAGACGGATACACTGGTACTACGTTGAGTGAAATTGCTGAAGACGCGTTCACTGCAATTTACAGAAGATACAAAAACTTAGAATTCGAAGATAGAATCGGTGAGGTTTCTTTCGATTTAGAATCAGTAACTGTTTCTGTAACTGAAAGAAAATTAAGAGCACAATGGTCTCCTGAGTTAGCTCAAGACGTTGCTGCATTCCATAACATCGACGCTGAAGCTGAGTTAACTGCATTGTTATCTGAACAAGTTGCAGCTGAGATTGACCGTGAGATCTTACGTGACTTGAGAAAAGGAGCGGCTTGGAACTTACGTTGGGATTACAACGGATGGAGAAGATTGTCTTTAACTACATCTTACACTCAAAAAGATTGGAATCAAACTTTGATTACTGCGATCAACCAATTGTCAGCACAAATCCACAAATCTACATTGAGAGGTGGAGCTAACTGGATCGTTGTTTCTTCTGAGATTTCAGCTATCTTTGATGACTTAGAATACTTCCACGTATCTAACGCATCTCCTGAGCAAGATCAGTATAACATGGGTATCGAAAGAGTTGGTACTTTAGCAGGACGTTACCAAGTGTACCGTGATCCTTACTTCCCAGCTAACACAGTGTTAGTAGGACACAAAGGAACATCATTGTTAGACACAGGTTACATCTACGCACCGTATGTACCATTACAATTGACACCTACAATGTACAATCCATTCAACTTCACACCTATCAAAGGTATTATGACAAGATACGCTAAGAAAATGGTTAACAACCGTTTCTACGGACGTATCACAGTTGATGGAGTTAGAACATTTGACTTGAGAGAATTGAGATAATCAATTAAAACCGAATAAGAGAAAGGAGACAAGAAATTGTCTCCTTTTTTTATTTATTCACCTTTAGATAATACTCTAATAGCTTTAGAAATAACTTCTGACTCACCTATTGTAAATGCCCCACGTTTATGTGCGGCTTTAACAGACTCAACTAAATAATGAATAGAATGGTTACGATCCATGGTCATTAGTATTGCATCCAAATGTTCTTCACTCATTAAATTTATGGTACCAAATAAGTTACCAAATAATTCGTTTTCTTTTTCTTCCATTTTATATTGTCTTGATATTTATAATAATAGACATTACATGAATTTAAATCAAATAATAAAAAAAGTTTTATCGGAAGCAACCTCAGATAGTGGTGGTGGTAGAGGATCATACATTGCACCATTACAAATGGGGATTAGGAGATTTAAAGATTCTCAAAATGGACCATTTACAATACCCGTTTCTAAATACAAAAGTCCTATGTTACAATTTGATAGTTATGACGGATCAATGGACACCCCAAAAAAACAGATAAAAAAAATAGAATCTAAAGCAAAAAAAGTTACCAATTACATTAATAAGCATCCAAATTCAACATTTAGTGATGATGAAGGTAATAATATTAATCCCACTCCTGGTAAAAATAAAAAAATTGTACCGATTAAAAATAAAATAACTGAGGCAAGTACAAGTATAACTGCTGGTGAATATAACGGACCTATGGAAATAGGATTAAAGAAATGGAGTAAAAGTGAGTTAGGTCCTTTTTATGAATTTTTAGATCACAAAATTAATGACATAGCAATTAAAAAAAGTTTAAAAAATAATTTGAAAAGAATTGTTGGGGTTTGGGAAAAAGGTAAAGATGGTACACATGGGATTGACACATATGACGTTCACACAATAAATGAAGATTTGGGAGTTTGGTTTGGTACAAAGAAGAAACCAAAAGGATCTAAACAACCAAAGGGACCATGGGTGAACATTTGTAAGAAAGTTGATGGTAAGCATCCACCTTGTGGTAGACATGACGCCACAGACAAGGCATATCCAAAATGTAGGGCAGCAGGAGTCGCTGGTAAAATGTCCGATTCAGAAAAGAAAGGGGCTTGTCAACAAAAAAGAAATGCCGAGAAAAAAGACACACAAACAGGTAAAGGTCAAAAACCAATCATGACCTCATATAAAACAAAAAAGGAATCCGTAGATTCCTTAGTTGGTAAAATTTTATTTGAAATTAGAAACTCTTTCTAAAATATTATGTAGTGAGTTAGTTATTTGTGAATTAACTTCGCTCTCATAATTAAGTCGTCTCTTATCCGT